ATGTCATTTGTCTGAATTTACCCCTAGAAAAATTTCAAGCCTATCAAGGAGTTAGGTTTTTAGTTTAAATTAAATGCGTACTATTTATAGAATTTGTAGATAGTACCTACTACCCCCTAAGGAAAACATAATGAATAGGCCAAAACCTTTACAAGTAAAAATGTTTTACCCAGTAATAACTCAAACTCAGTGGGCTGACACGCCTCCTTCTAGGGTTAGCTCTCAAGCAGGAAGAGGGTTCGCTACTTTTATACAGGCAGAAAAAAGGCTTAAAAAAGAGCTAGAGTCCAATAATGGGTTAGAGACTGGATGGATAGAAGAGTATGAGCTGACTCTTGCACAAGAATGGCATTCTGAATAGAGGAGAAAGACTAATGAATAAACTAAACGAACTGCTAGAAATAATGAAAGAACACCAAAAGTTTGACCGTCTAGTGCAGGGCTACTGGTTGCGTGCTGAGAAAGTACATGGAGATTATCTCGGTTGCTTCTTAGGTTGCGCTATGCAAACCTCAGATGATGCAATTGAAAAGGCTTGTGAAATGTACGATTTACCACTTTGGATTGGTTATTGGTCTGAATCGGTTTTTGAAGAATTAAAACCCGAAGATGCAGTTAAATGGCCTGTTCAACTACTAGAATCACTAGTCAATTTTAAAGGTGACACTGAGAAATTAAGGCACGATTTAGCAATAAAGCGGTTGACTAATTTATTACCCACAAAAAATGAAGAGGTAGATTCAGCAATTGCACTAGTAATTGCTTATCATAAAAACCCTGATGAACAAAAACGAATTGCCGCTAAGTCTGCCGCTGATTCTGCCGCTGATTCTGCTTGGTCTGCTCATCCTGCTTGGTCTGCTGCTAAGTCTGCTGCTAAGTCTGCTGCTTGGTCTGTTGCTAAGTCTGCTGATTCTGCTACTTGGTCTGCTACTTGGTCTACTGCTTGGTCTAGTGAAAAAGATTGGATGCTTGGATTACTAAGAGAGAAAAGCTAATGTATACCTTATACCTAAAACAAATAAGAGAGATTATGGCACAAAGTGCATCAATAGCTACGTTGAATGGAGTTATTGAGGTTAGGGATGTTCGTATCAAGGCACTTGAAAAGCAGTTAGCTAGTGCAAAGGCTCTGTCCCAAAGACTTTACGGTAATTTCCACAGGGATAGCAATTATGGGTAAGTGTCTTGAAAAAATAAGTCATAGTTGTGGTAGTAGGGCTGGTTTACAGGTATTCGAGCAAGAGGATGGCACTATCAATGCCTATTGTTTCTCTTGCAAGACCCCTGTACCTAACCCTTACGGTGACAAGCCAGAAGGTTATATACCACCTAAGCCTAAGAAAATAACTGATGAAGAGATACGAGAGAAGTTTGCAGAGATAGCTGAATGCGGTTTTGCCGATATTGCATCACGTAGACTACGAAAGGATGTTCTTCAACAGTTTAATATTAGAGTGGGTGTTGATCAACGTGACGGTGTTACACCTAGCGCGGCATTCCTTCCTTACTATGAGGATGGTGTGTTAGTTCGTATGAAAGTACGTATGCTAGACAAGAAAAACATGTGGAGCTATAGTTTATCTACTAATGTTGACTTGTTTGGTTGGGAGCAAGCTGTTAAGAGTGGTGCTAGACGTTTAATAATTACTGAGGGAGAGTTCGATGCTGTAGCCCTTACTAAGATATTACACACCTATACACCAGAGAAATGGAGAGATAACAGCCCTGCTGTTGTATCTATACCTAATGGCAGTGCAACTGCGGCTAAGGACATTGCTCGCTTACTCCCTAAGATACGTAAGCAGTTCAAAGACGAGGATATTAGCTTATGCTTTGATGATGATAAGGTAGGACATGATACAGTTCAAGCGGTGTTACAACTACTACCCTTAGCAACTGTTGTCACCTTACCTCACAAAGATGCTAACGAATGTATGATGAAAGGCTCAGGTAAGAAGGCTTACCAAGCGGCTACTTTTCGTGCAGAGAAAGCTAAGAATACTAAGCTAGTATGGGGACATGATTTGCATGAGGAGGCAAAAGTTCCTGCTGAGTTTGGATTGTCTTGGCCTTTCCCTAAAATGACTAAGCTTACCAGAGGTATAAGATTTGGAGAAACTATATACATTGGTGCGGCTCAGAAGTTAGGTAAGTCAGAGGTAGTTAATACCTTAGCGGCTTGGTTAATCAAAGAGCATGGTCTTACATGCCTCTTAGCAAAGCCTGAGGAGGCTAACAAGAAGAGTTATAAGTTAGTAGCAGGTAAGATGGCAGGTAATGTATTTCATGACCCTAACGTACCATTCGATGATAAAGCTTACGACAGGGCAGGGGTTATACTGAAAGATAAACTCCTCTTGCTTAACCTTTATCAGCATGTAGGTTGGGACAGCCTAAAGGTTGACATCATAGCGGCAGTAGGTTTGGGTTGTAAGGCTATCTTTATAGACCCCATCACTAACCTCACTAACAATATGGATGCGGCTCAAGCTAACACAGCACTACAAGGTATCTCGGAAGAGTTAGCGGCAATGGCTAAAGACTTAGATGTAATAATCTTCATCTTCTGTCACTTACGTAACCCTGAGAGTGGCCTGTCTCACGACAGAGGTGGTGTTGTATTAACGTCACAGTTTGCAGGTAGTAGAGCAATGGGTAGGTCGTCTAACTACATGATTGCACTGCAAGGTAACAAAGACCCCTTACTAACTGAGGAGGAGCGTAACATACGAGACTTAATCATCCTAGACGATAGGGAGTTTGGTCAAGTAGGTGGCCCTAAGTTGTACTGGGATAACAAAACTCAATTATTCAATGAAATGTAGGAGAAATTTATGAACGATGATACTGTTATAGGATTTTGTTTAGGTGTTTTCTTTGCTATGGCCCTAGTGGCTTCACTCGCTACAATAGACACACCTATGCAAAAAGATATTGACAGGCTACAAGCGTCTTACAATAAATGTTTGTCTAAAGGTGCACAACCTTATAGCTACGACAGTTCTGACGTTACCTGTGTAGATGGAAAAACATACCGTTACATAGACTAAAACTTAGTAGGAGAGACTTATGGGAAGGACTTTATACAAAATAATGTCTATAGATGTCGAAGAGAAAATAAGACATGCGACTAGTACTTACAGCAAAGAGGAAGCGGAACAGATAGTCGAAAGAGATAATCATTTTTTACCAGAGCTATATTACATTGAGTCCGTAGTTATAGAAAGACAACCATTAGTAAAAAAAGACTCATAGAAAATTTTTAACTTAACCCTCTATAGGAATTAACAATGAACGAGATGATTGAAGAATATTTTAGAAAAGAGCATGGCACATTAGTTAAACGCTTTACTAACCGAGCTGGTACATCATGGAATGCAGAAGATGTAGTATCAGAAGGGTTTGCCAGAGCAATCAAGTATGCCAATAGCTTTGACCCTAACAAGAAAGAGTTCGGTGCATGGATGAACGCTATCCTTAACAATGCACTAAAAGCTTTCAAGCGCGATGAGATGAACTACGGCATGTGTATGGAGTTTGACGAAGTAAAGGAAGGTGGTAGCCCTGATGGTAAAACTGTCAGAGCATGTAAGAATGAGATACGTGAGATGATAGCCTCTGAGGGCAACCCACAGCACGTAGAGCTACTTACTCTGTACTACCCACTCAACTACAAGCCTAAAGAAATACAGGAAATCCTAGACCTTTCTAGGAGCACTGTTATGACTATCATCACTCGCTTTAATAAGAAAGTTAAGGAGAGATATGCGGGTACAGGTAGCTGATTTAGAAGCAGATGGTTTGCTTAGTGATGTTACACAGAGTTGGTGTGGTGTGTTTAAAGACATACACACTAAAGAGGTATTCAAGTTCTCTAGCAACCACGTTGGTTACGTACCGATGCTTCTTGAACATCTCGATAACGTAGACGTTGTAATTATGCATAATGGTATAGGCTATGACCTACCACTGTTGCACAAGTTATACGGATACAAATTTAAAGGCAAAGTAGTAGACACCTTACTAATGTCACGACTTCTTAATCCTGACAGGCTCAAGCCTTTCAACATGCCACCAAGCAGAGTAGGGCCACATTCCTTAGGTGCTTGGGGATACCGTGTTGGACGAGGCAAGCCTGACCATGAGGACTGGTCACAGTATAGCCCTGAAATGCTACACCGTTGTACAGAAGACGTAGAGATTACTCACCTTACCTACCTAGCATTATTGAAGGAAGGTAAAGGTAAGAGTTGGCGAGATGCGTACCTGCTCACCTTTAAACTATTTGAGATTCTCCAAAAACAAGAGGACTATGGTTGGTTAGTTGACCGAGATTATATGGAAACATGTATAGGCAGACTGACACACTGGATGGACAGGATTGACAGGAATGTTATCCCCCATCTACCTAAGATTTTGGTAATAGGAGAATCCAAAGTTAAGGGAGAGTATAGGTTTGTTTCAAAACCTTTTAAAATATCTGGTAGTGTTACCAAGCAGTGCGTTGACTGGATTGATAGCCTTGATAATGGCCTCAATACCAGCCATATTTCTGGTGCTTTTAGTCGTATCAGTTTTAGAACTACAAGCCTAGACAGTAACATGGAGGTAAAAGATTATCTACTTAATGATGGTTGGATACCTGACGTATGGAATTACAAGAAAGTAGACGGCAGGGAGGTAAGAGATGAGCAAGGCCAGAAGATACGGACTAGTCCTAAGCTTTCTTATGATGACCCATTTAACGGGGTTGCTGGTGGCATCGGTAAACTTATCGCTAAACGTGTTCAGTGTAGACACAGACGTAGTACAGTCGAAGGTTGGCTAAAACTCATAAGAGAGGATGGAAGCATAGGTAGCAGAGTTAGTGGGATAGCAACCACTGGACGTATGAAACATGCAGGTATTGTTAACGTACCTAACGTAGAGTCTTTCTTCGGTAAGCAAATGCGTAAGTGTTTCATCTCAAGAGAAGGTATGACACTGGTAGGCTGTGATAGTGCAGGTTGTCAGAACAGGATGTTAGCCGCAAGAGTAGGTGATGATACCTTTACCGATACCCTTATCAATGGTGATAAGAAAAAAGGTACATCGATACACCAAGTAAACCAGAAAGCTATCAAAGTGGTAGCTGGTTTCGATGTTAGTTATGGACAAGCAAAGACCCTCAACTATGCCTTTATGTTTGGTGCTAGTGATAACAAACTAGGGGCAACCCTTAACAAAGGTAAGGAAGCTGGTGCTAAGATACGTAAAGCATTACTATCAGTAGCCGCAGGTTTTGAAGCCTTAGTTGAAGCCTTGACAGAGGAGTGGAAGTCTAACGCTAAGTCTAGGACTAACGCATGGGGTAAGAAAGAGTATTACAACGGATGGATAGCAGGGCTAGACGGTAGACCTATCTTCATTAAGTCTGAGCATCAGATACTTGTATACATGTTACAATCAGACGAGGCCATTATGATGTCAGCCGCGTACTGTCTCATGTATAAGAGGCTTAACAATCGTGGATATGTTTGGGGGATAGACTACGGAATAGTTTGTTTCTATCACGATGAAGTGGAGGTTGAATGCAAGAAAGAGATAGCGGAGGATGTTGCTCAGATAATGCAAGACTGTATAGTAGATGCAGGATTGTATTACAATATTAAATGCCCACATGAAGGAGATGCACAAATTGGAAATTCATGGTATGAGATTCACTGATGAACTAAAAAAGTACATAGAGGACAACTACAGGTATTCCGTCGATGGTGCTGTTATAAATAAGAGAGGCAAGAAAGTGGGTTGCTATACTGGCAAGTATGCTAGGGTTTACACAAAGTATGGAACACTCAGTGTAAGTAGGTTGCTATGGTTCTTGCACTATGGGGAATGGCCTGATAAAATGGTTGACCATATAGACGGAGACACCCACAATAATGCTTTAAAAAACCTACGACTCGCTACAAGAAGCGAAAACCTAAGAAATAGAGGCAGTAATAGAGGGAGTAAAAGTAAGTATAAAGGGGTCTACCCTGTTAACAATAAGTGGGCGGCCAAAATTGCAGTAGATAATGACAAAACATATCTTGGATGTTTTGACTCCGAAGAAGAGGCGGCAGTGGCCTATAACAAATACTGTAAAAAAGTACATGGCGAATTTTCGCAACCAAATAAAGTAGAAGGAATATAATTTTGAGCTTAAAAGCTAAAAGAGTAAAACAGTCAGACCTAAACAAGATGTCTAACCCAGTGCTAGACCCTGATAACTACCCTGCACGTCTAGTACAGGTAATCGAGATGGGTAAGCGTCCTAACTTCTTTGACGCTGAGAAGATTAACCATGAGATTATGTTGACGTATGAACTAGTGTCTGAGTTCATGTTAGACGAGAAGGGTGAGCCTTTAGAGGACAAACCTTTGTGGCTTAGTGAGACTATTAACATGATAGACCTCCCTGACAACATGACAACACAGCAGATTTATGCTGACCAGTTCAAAGGTAAGTCTAAATTAGTACAGCGTTGTAAGACGTTTGACCCTAAGGGTGAGTTAGAGTTTGACTTATCTGAGTTGTTAGGCAGACCTTGTACCCTCACAGTAGTTCAGTATCAAAAGAAGCTCAAGCAAGGGGAGACAAACCCTGCGCTAGGTAATCGTATTGGTGCTGTGACTGGTCTTATGAAAGGTATGGTAATCCCTGACCTGATTAACCCACCTAAGTTATTCACCTTAGATGAGCCTGACCTGACTATCCTTGGTTCTCTACCTGACTGGTTACAGGATAAGATTAAGGAAAACTTAGAGTTCAACGGCAGTGTGTTACAAGATGCGCTTAATGGTAAAGCCCCTGCTCCTAAGCAAGAGCCTAAGGCAGAGCCAGCTAAGAAAGCTAAAGCTAAACCAGCACCTGCACCAGCAGAAGATGAGGAAGAAGATGACGAAATCCCTTGGTAATTAAGAAATACACGGAGCGTCTAGGCATTTTACATTTAATGAAGGCTCTATAAGATTCAGTGCTAACGGCTTAGATAAACAGGCGTGGGCTATGGGCAACCTAGACTGTTTAGAAACAGAAAATTTATACATTATAATGAAGGCATATTATGACAAAAGAGATTCCGAATAACTACGAGACAGGCGACCCTGTTACTTTGATTAATGCTAACGACTTAGGTAAGTATGGCTTTCGTAAAGGTATCAAGGGTACAGTAAACCGTATCGAGAACATTGAGGGTAGTAGGTTGGTATTGTTTATGCCTAACTACACACAGGAGATGTACTGGATTGATTCAAGCAGGGTGGAGCTGGACGAGGTAGCTAAGGCTAACAAGATTCCAGTACTGCCTCCTGAGGAGGGGTAATGCAATGTCTTATTGATGGAGACCTCTTGCTCTATGAGGTAGCCTTTGGTGGACAGTTCAAAGAAGAGACAGAGGACGGTGAGTTTATCATCGTACCTCGCAACTTCGATGATGTAGCTATCAAGTTTGATGAAAAGGTTACACAGATAGAGGCAGAGTGTTGGGCTACAGAGCCTAGCATAGTTTATATGACAGGTAAGACTAACTTTCGTAACGCCATTGCTAAGAAGAAACCTTACAAAGGTAATCGTAAACAAGACAAGCCATTTCACTATGGCAATCTGAAAGCTTATGCTAAAGCAATGTACGATGTTAGATGGGAAGAGGGACTAGAGGCTGACGACCTTATGACCATTGAGCAAGCACTTAGAGAAGATACTATAATCTGTACAAGAGATAAGGACTTACGTATAGGGGAAGGTATGCACTTCGGCTGGGCCTGTGGTTTACAAGAACAGTTTGGCCCTTTATATGTAGATAAGATAGGAACATTGGAGTTAATCGATGGTAAGAAAATCAAAGGAACAGGTCTCTTGTTCTTCTATTCACAAATCATCACTGGTGACACGGTTGATAACATTGCTGGCTTGCCAAGGGGTGGACCTGCTCTGGCGTACAAGTCCTTACATGGCCTTACAGATGAACAAGAAATGTTTGAGGCAGTATCCCAGTTGTACAAAGCAAAATACGAAGAGACATGGGAAGAAGAAATGTTAGAGCAAGGTCAGCTCTTATGGATGGTTAACGAACTGGTAGATGGTAAGCCAGTAATGTGGGAGTTCCCGAATGGCAGGTAGGATAGGTGGGGAGAAGACAAGATGCTCAGGTAAATGGACAGAGGCTAGATACAGGTCGTTCATAAAGGGCAACTTACGTAGGATTAGTATGAAGTGGGGGCCGATAGGTGAGGCTAAGAAGTTAGCTAACACACGAAGAGGTTTCTACCTATGTGCAGGATGTAAGGAGGAAGTTCCTGCTAGTATAAAGATAGACAGGGTTCGTAAGAACAACGTACACATCGACCACATTAAGCCTGTGGTTGACCCTGTTGTAGGTTGGGTTAGTTGGGACGAGACTATCGAAGGTATGTTCTCCGAGCTACCTAACCTACAAGCACTATGCACAGCATGTCACACTATAAAAACTAATGAAGAAAAAGAATTAGCAAAGACTCGCAGAGAGCAGGAGAAGTTGAATGACGAATAAGAAATTAGCAAGCTTACCAAGATTTAATGACGTAGAAAATAACTCACTACAGGCTTGGAATAGATGCGTAATTACTTTTAATATTTGTAAGGACTTGGGACAGGAGTACGGTAAGAAATACGTAGAGGAATTCAATGCTAAGGAAAGACTTAACATGATGGCTATGTTCTCCTCTGTAAAGACTAAAGGTTACGAAGCTACAAGGGCACAGGTAATGAAATCATCTGATGCTACGGTGCACTAATGGATGACCCTGTATCACACCCTAAACATTACACAGAACATCCCTCAGGTGTTGAGTGTATTCAGATTACTGAGCACATGGGCTTCAACCTCGGCAATGCTCTCAAGTATATATGGAGGTGTGACTTAAAGAAAGATGCGATAGAGGACTTACGTAAAGCTCGGTGGTACATAGACAGAGAGCTTGATAAGAGAACGTCCCAACAGGAGACAACTTAATGGCTAGAAAACATTTAGTAATTCCAGATACACAGGTTAAAGATGGTGTGCCTTTAGAGCACATTGTCGCCCTTGGTAACTACATAGTAGCTAAGAAGCCTGACGTTATTATAATGATTGGTGATTGGTTCGACTTACCTTCCCTCTCCTCTTATGATAGAGGCACTAAGAAAGCAGAAGGACGTAGACTTAACGAGGATATAGTGGCAGGTATCAGGGCTATGGAGATGCTACTAGCCCCTATGTTTGCCTTACAGAAACAACAGAAGGCTAACAAGAAAAAAGTATACCGTCCAGAGATGCACTTCACACTGGGTAATCACGAGGAGAGATTGATGAGACATGTCAATTACAATCCTGAGTTAGCAGGTTACTTATCGTATGATGCGTTTGAGCTAGAGAGATTTGGTTGGACAGTACATGACTTCCTAAAGCCTGTAGTTATTGATGGTATTGCATACGCTCATTACTTTGCTAACCCTATGTCTGGTAGACCTTACGGTGGCAACATAATGAATAAGCTAAACAAGATTAAGATTAGCTTTACTCAGGGACACCAACAGGTGTTAGAGATTGGTAACACAGAGACACCAATCGGTAATCGTATGTGGGGCTTAGTATGCGGTGCATTCTACCTACATGATGAGGAGTATAAAGGCTATCAAGGTAACAGCCATTGGCGTGGTATAGTTATGAAGCACGATGTAAAGGATGGTGACTACAGCCCTTGCGTCATTAATATGGATTACTTATTAAGGAAATACTTATGATGTTTATACTAGGTTTTGTATGTGGATTTGTTCTATTAGGAGTAAGGGTTTCCTACATGATTTACAAGACAGCTACCTCGTCTGAACCCAAGTGGGAGAGCAAGCGTGTTCAGCTCGAAGAGGCTATGCAAGCGGCTAGAGAGATTAAGGAGGACTGATGTCACATTATTACGAAGAAAGGGCTGAGTATTTAGAACGTCTAAGAAGAGAGAAAGAGGAGAGAGCAAAAGATGATGATAAACCTAGAAAGGGATAAGCTGTTATCAGAGCAAGCTTACCGTCTAGTAACAGAGTTCTACTTGAAGGAGGGGGAAACCTCTCCCCAAGAGGCTTATGCTAGGGCCGCTACCGCATGGAGTGGTAGGAATGAAGGACTAGCACAGCGGTTATATGATTACGTATCTCAAGGATGGTTTATGTATGCAAGCCCTTTGCTATCCAATGCCCCTGTTGAGGGAGAAAAGATTAAGGGCATGCCTATTAGCTGTTTCCTCAGCTACGTACCAGATACAGTAGAAGGTTTGATAGACCATCAATCCGAGACAGCATGGCTTAGTGTTAAAGGTGGTGGTGTTGGAGGCCATTGGTCTAATGTACGTGCAGTAGATAAGAAAAGCTGTGGCCCTATCCCTTTCATCCACACAGTAGACGCTGAGATGACAGCCTACAAGCAAGGAGAGACACGTAAGGGAGCGTATGCCGCTTACATGGATGTTAGCCACCCAGATATAAATGAGTTCTTAAAGATACGTACACCTACTGGTGGTGACGTTAACCGTAAGTGTTTCAATATACACAATGCTGTTAACATAACAGACTCTTTCATGGAGGCAGTGGTTAATGATAAAGATTGGAATCTCGTATGTCCTAACTCCAAGTCCATTAGAAAAACAGTGGATTCAAGAGACTTGTGGCAAGAGATATTGGCAACAAGACACCGTACTGGTGAACCTTACCTAAACTTTATTGATACAGCAAACGCATCACTACCTGCCACTCAGAAGTTGCTTGGTTTACTTATTAACGGAAGCAATCTTTGCAACGAAATACACTTAGCAACCGATGAAATGCGTACAGCAGTATGTTGCCTGTCCTCAGTCAACCTAGAGAAGTGGGATGAGTGGCGTGACACAACAATGATTGAAGATTTAATCACTATGTTGGACAACGTATTGACATTCTTCATTGACAATGCACCTAAAGAGTTACACAAGGCTATCTACTCAGCAACACAGGAGAGAGCTTTAGGTCTTGGGGCTATGGGTTGGCATGGGTTACTACAGAAGAAGGGCATACCGTTCGAGTCAGCTCTTGCTGTAGGTCAAACTAGGCACATATTCAAATATATGCAGAGTAAAGCTATAGCTCAGTCAATAAAACTAGGTACGGAGAGAGGTGAAGCACCAGACATGGCAGGAACAGGTAGACGTAACAGCCATTTACTGGCTATCGCCCCTAACGCTAACAGTTCAATGATAGCAGGATGTAGCCCTAGTATAGAGCCTGTTAAGAGCAATGCTTATCCTCACCGTACTCGTGTTGGAACTCACCTGATTAAGAATAAGTATTTAGAAGCGTACCTAGCGAGTTTTAATAGAAATACTGATGAGGTATGGGCTAGTATTGTGCAGAACGAAGGAAGTGTTCAGCA